ACACCGGAGGCGGTGACGTCACCGCCGGCCCGCCCGCGACGCGGCCAGGGGGCGGCGAAGGCGGAGCCGGGGGGCGCTGCCGTCGCCGCTCCCGCTAGCGGCGCGATCCGCGGCCTGAAGGCCCTGCAGGCGCTCGCCGGGCACCCGGCCGGGCTGACCGAACAGCAATGGGCATGGATCGCCGGCCTGTCCCGGAAGGGCGGTACCTGGACCACCTACAAGGGCGCGCTGCGCGTCGCCGGCCTGGTCGAACTGACCGGAGGCCGATGGCGCGTAACCGAGGCCGGCATCGCGGCCGTCGGCCCGATCGGCGCGGTACCGCAGCTCGGCGCAGATCTCGCCCGCGCGTGGGCCGCGCGGATCCCCGGCACGCGCCGCATGGTCGACGTCCTGATCAAACGCTGGCCCCACATGGTCACGCGCGAAGCCCTCGCCGCCGATCTCGGGATGGCCACCGGCGGCGGCACCTTCACCACCTACCTCGGCCGCCTCCGCGGCCAATCCATGCTCGATGAGCAAAGCAAACGCCTGCGCCTCGCGCCGGCGCTGATGGGAGACGCCTGAATGTCGGCCGACGACAATCGCCAGCTCGATACGGAGGCGCAGGAGATCGCCGTCCGCATCTTTTTCGCGCTCGCGGTGCTCATAGCAGCCGTGCTCGTCTGGCTCGCCTGGGGAGCCGCCTGATGCCCAGCGTTGAGGAACAGGTCATAATGGATCTGTCTAGGGCAGCGGTGCAGGAGGCGATGGCGGCGGTCGTTCGCAAATGCGAACTGCTGCCGGGAGCACAGACCAAAATCCTTGTGCTGGCGATGCTCGAATTGGAGATCAAGGCGCGCGTGGTCCGCGAAAAATTGGCCCCGACGTTTGGCGCCGAAGCTGCTGAAAACATCAATGAGGCGATCGACGCCGGGACGGCGCAATCTTCCGCATTGTTCGATGTGATCCACCGCGAGAGGACCGGTGCGCGATCGCCGGTAGCCCCGTCCAATGGCTGATCTGATCGCCGCCGACCAGCTCCGCCTGTTCATCGAGCGCATCGAGCGGCTCGAGGAAGAGAAGAAGGGCATCATGGACGACGTCCGCGACGTCTACCAGGAGGCCAAGGGCCAGGGCTACGACACCAAGACGATGCGCGCGGTCATCCGCCTGCGCCGGATGGAGAAGAACGCCCGCGACGAAGCCGAGGCCCTGCTCGACATCTACAAGTCTGCGCTGGGGCTGTCATGACGGCCGACCCCGCTGCGCTTATCCGCCTGTTCGTCGCGATCGCCGTGTCCGCGCGTTCGCGGCCGCTGCGCCGCGCCGCAAGCTCGGCGGCCGCCGTCATCTGCGCGAGGGCAGGGATGCCCGCCTCCACCATGCGACGTCCGCGGCGCATGTTGACGGCTGACACGACCGCGCGGATCTTCGCACCCCGCTACGTCGGCCGCCATCCGATCGAGTTCGCCGATCTGGACGACGATCCGCACGGCCCCGTAGGCGCCTCGCTGTTCGAACCTGTCGCGCCGCGCCGCCTGTCCGCCTTCCGGGCTCCTCCCCGACCGCAGCGGCCTGTGGCGTCCCTCCAGGATGTCCTGAGCCGCCTCGATCGGGCTCTGCAGCAGGCCGCCGATCGAAGCGGGGCGGATCTCGGCAGCGAAACCGTCCAGGACGCGCAAGCGCGCAACTTCGCCGCTGCTGTCGCTGACGCGCGACGCCGCGACGCAGCTCGGGAGGCGTCCGGGCGATGAGCGAGGGATCCGGAGCCATGCGCCAGACCGTTGTCCACCGCGAGGTCATGGGTGGCTGTTTCGACTGCCACGGCGATCGTGCGCACTGGATTGGCGCCCACGCCCAGGGCGTCGCGGCCCGACATCACGACGCGACTGGCCACACCACCTGGACCGACGTCGTCATGACCGTGCGCTACGGACAGCGCGCGATCGACGGCGACCAGATGGACATCGAGACGGCGATCGCCGGGGCGACCGCATGAAGCGGCCTAGAACGGGAGAGAAACCATGACGGTCCCGACGATCGTCCACCTCGACACGCGCGTCAGCCGGGCGTCGGAGCGCGGCCGCGGGCTCAAGCTGGAGCCCGCGGATCTCGATTTGCTCGTCAGCCTGGGCGTGATGGACATCCTGCACCGGGCCAAGGCCGATTATCTGAAGGAACAGGCACGATGCCGCGACGCGCGGAACCGCTCTATCAACGGGGCAAATACAAGCTCGACTGGGATCGACGAGCAGACGGCTCCCTCCGCTCTCCTTACCTCACGGTCTTCTGGTACGATGCCGAAGCGCAGCGCAAGCGTAGCCGTTCAACGGGCACGGCAGACGAAGCCGCCGGGATGAGGGCCCTGGACGCCCAATATCTTCAGGATGCGTCGGAATCGCCGGCCTACTGCCCGCACTGCGGCCGTCCGATGGCGCGCGCCACCGAATATCTGCTCGCCGACGCGATCGCGGACTATCGTCTCGAAATCGGCGACGAGCGCGCGTCGGCCGACACGATCGCGGCGCGGCTGAAACATGTCGTCGATTTCCTCGAGGCGACCAATCGGATCGAGGCCAGCTGCGCCCATGCGTGCGTGCCGGGATTCGCCGAGGCGTTTCGCCTATGGTCGAAGAAGCAGCCGGTCGTATGGCGCAACAAACAGGGTGCGATCACCGTCTCGCGCGCGCGATCGCCGGCGACGACCGAGGAATCGATCCTGCAGCTGGTCGCGGTGCTCAACCACGCGGCGAAAGAGAAGCGGTCGGACACGAGGCCGGAATACAGTCCGATCGGCCGCAAGCGCGTCACCCGCAAGCGCCGGGTGCGTGTCGACGTCGACGTGCTGGCGCGCATGCTCGCCTACGCGGCGGAGCCGAAGAAACAGCGCGAGACGCTCCACGCCTTCCTGGTCGGCTCGATCTGCACCCTCGCCCGGCCGGACGCGGTCGTCGATATCTCGACCGATCCATCGCGCCGGCAATGGTGGCCGGGATCGACGACGATCGACCTGAACCCGCAGCTTCGGACGCAAACGAAGAAAAGCCGCCCGGTCCTGCCCGTCGTCCCGCTCCTCGATCGCTGGCTGACCGAGATCCACGCCGACGCCAACGACGAGAAGCGGCCGACGAATCACTGGCTGGTCAATTATTTCGGATCGCCGGTCGCGAACGTCGAATCGGCCTGGGAGACGATGCTCAAAAAATTGAGCCTCCCGCTCGATCGCGAGTGGCGTCCCTACGTCCTGCGCCACAGCCTGGCGACGCTGATGCGCCGGCGCGGCGTCCCGAAATGGGAGCTCCAGGGCTTCATGGGCCACGCGGACGGAAGCGTGACCGAAACCTATGCTGTGGAGCTAGAATTTCCCAATGTCTGCAATGCGTTGAACGCCATCATTGGGGAATTGGAGGCGATGGCGCCCGGTGCTTTACACCGGACGCTCACCGGACCTTCTCACACTATCATCCCCCTAAGGAGACGCAAAATGCCCTGATATCAGAGCATTAAGTGGTGGGCGCGGCTGGGATTGAACCAGCGACCCCTGCGGTGTGAACAAAGGCGATATCCCGGATTTCCGCCATTTTTGACGCCCTTTGCTACTTAGCAACGGGCGCTAAACGGGCGAAAATCTGCCGATTTAGCTGCCTTTCGCCGGACTTCCACCGGACCCCGTAGGCGCCCCTTCCACCCCCGGAAATATCGCTCCACGATCTAGGCGGCGGCTGACACCCCTAAGTCAGCCGGCGCTTTCGTGCGCCCATCGACCTTCCATCCTGGAGGCCGAAATGTACTCGTTTACCTTCGCGGTAGGCGCGGCCGAGACCGCCTGCCCTGCCATGTCAAATCAGCGCCGCGGTGCGGCACGATGACACAGACGCGCTACCACCAATCCGCCCCCGGCCTCGGCGATCTGCTCGCCGGCCGGAAGCACGGCCAGCATATGGAGCGCACCGGCAATCCTTGCTGGCGAGACAGCTACGACGTCGACGACGAACGCTGCCAACGGTTCGTTCATCCGGTCGACCGGGATGAGGTCGCGGCGATCCTCACCGTCGTCGAGCAGCACAATCTGGAAACGAAGGATCCGGGTAAGCGGTGCGGAGTGCTGCGGATGTGGGGCACGGCTGTGATGCGCTACCTGTTGCGCGAGTCTCTTTCGAACAAGGGCGTTTGCTGTCCGTCACAAGCGCAGATCGCCCAGGCGCTGCGGATCGCGCGGAGCACGGTCGTGGCCACGCTCGAGGCGCTTGCGAGCGCCGGCTTCCTCGAATGGACGCGCCGCACGGTTATCGATGACGACGGCTCTGGGCCGCGGCGCAAGCAAACGAGCAACCTCTACCGCTTCATCCTGCCGAAGCACCTTGCCTGGCGCGTGAGCAAATTCCTGGTGAAGCGCTTCGGACGTAAGCCCGGGATACCGCGCAGCATTGCCGCGGCGCTCGCTCCGGCCGCCCTGGAGGCCCGCCGCGTCCGACTGATCGCCGGCCAGGAAGCGCGCCGGCGCAAGCGGCCGTCGATCGTCGAGGCGCTCGGCAGGCTGCTCAATGGAGCTAGCCCGAGTCCAATGAACGGACTGTCCTAGGGCCCGAAAGTTGAAGAATATGAGGAGTGACTACGTCACGCTCTGATTTGTCGGACCCGCTGCAGGCGGATCGAGCCTCCAAACGTCCTGCCCGCCTGATGGCGATCGGCAGGGGGTGCCGGCTTGCGCCGGCACAATGCTCCCCGACGGGGGCATGCGGCTTTCGGCATCCATCCCAGCCGACGTCATCCCTTGCGCAGGCCGGGGGACGCGCGGGGATGGGGGCTAGCGTGCAACAAACCGCGATTTGGGCATGGGATGCCGCCAAGGCCCTATACCCTCGGAAACGGCGGGAAATCGGCCCTCCCCCGCCCCGGCGGGAAAACGAGGAATGCAACAAAAACCGCTCCAAAAGCGGGCGGGCGAGGCGCGGGGGCAAGCGCGGCGCCCGGGCCCGCGGTTTTCGGCCGGCCGGCCGGGCCGGGCGCCCGCCGCGGCCTCGCCCTTGACGGCGGCGGTCTGGTTTTGTTCTCATTGGGGGGTGATGGCCCGCCGCGGAACGCCCTTCCCTGTTGAACCCACCCGGCCGGTCCAGGAGAAAGCTGTAGCGCTGTGTGTCCGGGAGCTGCCGCTCGGCGTGTTCGATCGCCGCATGGCAAAGCTCGGCGCGCCGGGCGCGATCGCGGCGATTCGTGGCAGCGCTACGGACGACCGGCCCTATCTGGTCCGCCTGCTGCAGCAGACGTTGCGCGACTGCACCGAGCCCGGGAACGGCGGCGAGCCCTACCATATCTGCGCGCGGTTGTATGAGCAGCTGGTCGGGCCGTTCGGGCCCGACGAAGAGCGTTGGCTGATGCAGGTGCTCGTCAACACCTGGATCCCCGAGACGATCAGGGATGAGATGGGCGGGCCGACGAAGCTGACGCCCTGGGCGAAGGCCGAGCTGGCGCGATGGTCCTGCCTGCCCTGACCGGCGACGGCCGCGCCGCGGCCGCCGCCGATCGGCGCGTCATTCGATTGCGAAGTTGCTGATCAGCAGCTCGGTCACCGGCTTGGCCGTGCCGGTCGCGGCCGTCGCGATCGCGTAGGTCGTCGGCACCTCGGCGATTCGAAACGCGCCGAACAGCTCGCGCACGCCTGGCGTGTCGTTGATCGACATCAGAAAGCGGCCGCGGATCCTCGCCAGCTGCGCGGCCAGCTGTGCGAAGTCGGCGCGGCCGAACACGTCCTGGCCGTAGTCGGTCTCGCATCCCCAATAGGGCGGATCGAGATAGAACAGAGCCCCGGCCCGATCGTACCGCCGGATGAACTCGCCGTAGCCGAGCTGCTCGATCGTCACGCCGGCTAGCCGCTCGTGAATGTCGGCCAGTACCGGCTCGACCTTCGTGGTGTTGAACCGCGCGCCCTGGCTGGCGTCGACGCCGAAGTGTCGCCCGCTCACCCTGCCGCCGAACGCGAGCCGCTGGAGATAGAGGAAGCGCGCAGCGCGCTGCAGATCCGTCAGCGTCACCGGATCCTGGGCGAGCAGCCGAGTGAACTCCGCCCGGCTCGCCACGCGGAACCGCAGCATGTCGACGAAGTAAACGTAATGCTCCTGGAGCACGCGGAAGAACGTCGCGACGTCGCCCGAGATATCGTTGATCACCTCGACCCTCGGCCGACGCGATCGCCGCAGGAAAATCCCGCCCATGCCGACAAAGGGCTCGGCATAGCTGTCATGGTCCGTCGCGTCGATGATCGCGCAGATCCGCTTCGCCAAGGCGCGCTTTCCGCCTTGATAACCCGCCGCGGGGCGGACGGGTTGAACTGCCATCAGTGATGTCATTTGCACACTCGCACGTTATGACCCCGCCGGTACCGGTGGCGGGGCGGCCTGATCGGCCGGTCTTGTCGTGGCGAGCTTGCTCTCGTCGGTGGAGCGCGTGGCAGCGCGCTTCCCCCCGCCCGGCGGTACCGGGCGAGCTGGATCAGTTGCGGGCGGCGGCGCCCCCGGCTTTCGACAGCGGCCGATATTCTTCGAAGGCGACCGCCTCTTCTCCGATCCAGTCGTTGATCTCGAGGAAGCGCGACATCAGCGGCTCGATCACGGTCGGGTGGAACGTGTCGGCCGCGTCCATGATGTTGCCGAATCCGCCGGCGTTCTTCGGAACCACGCCGAGCAGGATCGGCGGCACGCGATGCGAGGCGAGGATATCGTCGCGCGTCACTTCCTTGATGCCGAGGAATTCGTCCTTCGCCGCCACCTCGCCGACCGGGATCAGCTGGACGCCGTCTTTCTTGCCGCCGGGCGCATGGATGAACATGTTCTTGAAGTTGCCGACACCCTTGCTGTCGTCGAGCGCCTGTTCGATCGCATCGGCATCTTCGTCGGTCATCGTCGGTTCGTTTAGATAGAAGATGAAGCCGGCGTGACTTCCGTTCTTGAAATATTTGCGGCGGAACAGCGTCGCATCTTCGTTGAGGAAGCCCGACGACATCGCCGCGAGATATTCCGGCGTCCCGTAGATTTCCTGGCTCAGATCCGTTTCGGTCAGCTGGAAGACCGCGCCGTCGCGGAACGCCTGCTCTTGCTTGTAGCCCGGCACCCAGAAGAAAGCGCCATCTTCCCGCCCGCGGCGCGTGTAGAGCGCCGGCGAATTCTTCAGCTTCAGCGCGCCGCCGGCGAGATTGCTACGCTGCTCGAGATAGGCGTTGCCGGTCGTCAGGAAGTTGAACGCCATGTCGCCGAAGTTGCGGCGATCGAGCAGCCGCGACGGCTTGAAATGGCGGACGAGCTGGTCGCGCTTGTAGATGATCGCGCTCGAATGATGCGGGCTGACACGGAAGGCGCGCGCGAGATCGCGCATCGGGATCGGCGGCTCGTACCACCGCCCGTTCCACATGCACTCGGCGTAGCTGATCAGGTCGCGCCGATCGAGCACCTGCTCGATGTCGCCGAACCGGAACGCCCGGATCGCCCGGCCGCTGCTCGTCGCGCCGATCGGCGCCGTCTCGGCCGCCGGCGCCGGCAACGCCACCTGGGTTTCCATGTCCGAAGCTCCTTACTCTGGTCTTGCGTGAGTGGCTGTCGCCGGGATCGAGCGGCTCGGCCGCAAGCGCGTGCATGATCGCCCAGGCGAGATCGGCATGGCCGGTGTCGCCGGCCCGGCTCGCGACATAAGTGACCTGGCGCTGCGAGCCGGTCAGCTCGGCGCGGATCGCCATGAAGCTGTTCGCGATATCGAGCGCGCCGGAATCGAACTCGAGGCGCTTCGCCATCATGACGCTCTTGGCCTTCAGGACCATCTGCGTCTTGACCGGTACCGAATAGTCGATCCGCCGCGCGGTCGGGAAACGCTTCGTGACCAGCTGCCAGACCGACGCGCCGACGCCGGTCGTATCGATGCCGATGTAGCTGACGTTGTAGCGGTCGAGCTGCTCGATGATCTTGTCGGCCTGCGCCTGGAAATCGAGACCCTTCAGCCGGTATTTCTCCAGCACGCGGATCTTGTCCTTCGGCGATCGCGGCGCCGCGAGGATGACGAGCGCCGCATCGTCGCCGGCGGCGCTCTCCGCCGGATCGTAGCCGATCCACACCTCGCGATCGCCGAACGGCCGCAGCGCATAGGGGTCGAAATCCTCTGCCCAGGCATCCCAGCTGTCGACCATGCAGCCGCGCATCAGTGCGAACGGGAACATCGACTGGCTGTCGTCGACGAACCGGCACATGTAGAGATTGTCGAAAACGTCGGGCGGATAGCGCAGCCGGAGCCGTTGCTCGCTCATCAGCTCGCACCCGCCGGCGCGCGCATCGAGCAAGGTCACGACCTGGCGCCAGATGCCGTCGGGCCCGAGCACGCCGCGGCGCAGCGCCTCCGGATCCATGTCGAACGCCGCGCGATCGGCCTTCGCCCGATCGGCGTTGAACTTCTCGCCGCTCCAGACCCGGTGCGCTTGGTGGGCGACGGTCGACGGCGTCGAGAAATAGGTGATGCGGTAGCGATCATGGCTCGCCATCGCGCTGGCGACTTCGTCGATGCGTTCGAACGCATGAACCCAGAAACATTCGTCGATGTAGACGTCGCCGTGATAGCTCTGCGCCGTCCGGTAATTGGTCCCGAGGAAATAGAGTTTCGGCGCCTCGCCGTTCGGCCCGGCGATCTCGTCCAGGTCGAGGATGATCGGGTCGCCGGTCAGCTGGACGCCGCAGGCGTTGAACACGAAGTCGACGATATATTGGCGAAAGACGTTCGCCTGGGCGCGGCTCGCCGAAATGAAGATCTGGTTGTTGCCGGTCTCGAGCAGGCGGCAGAAGGCTTCGCGCGCGAAATAGAAGGTCGCGCCGATCTGCCGGCTTTTCAGAATGAAGCGCGTCGCCAGCGCCGTCGATCCGGCGAACATCGCGATCGGCGCGCGCCACGCCAACTGGTAGGCGAACAGCCCGTCGCTAAAGGCCGCCTTGACCGCGTCGACCTGTTCGGCCGTCAGGTAATTCTTGCGGGCCTTTTTCTTCGGCGCCTCGTTGCGCGCGAGGATGTTCGGATTAAGATCCGCTTCGCGCCCGGTCTCGCGATATTTGCCGATCCGCGCGAACCGCTCGATCTGTCGGCCGAGCAGGTCGATTTCCTTGAAATCGTGCCCGCTCTTCGTCTCCTTTTCGACCAGCGTGCAATAGCGCGTCTCGAGGCAGCTCTCGCACCGGGCGACGAGCGGCGCCTCATCCCATCCGTCGCGAGCCTTCCACGATCGCACCGTCGCGGCCTTCAAGGTCAGCCCGTGCAGCGTGTTCAGCTCGTCGACCAGCTGCTCGATCGCCCAGCCGCGCCAGTAGAGCGACCGGGCCAGGCGGCGCGGATCGAGGAATCGCTCGCCCTGCAGCGGCGCGGAAGGATCGGGGGCGGGCCCAGTCATCGCCGGCGACGCTAGCCGCGCCGCCGGAGACAGTGCGCTCGGCCGCTGTTGTAGATCGCGCTCCTACAACAAGCCCGCGTTGCGATCGGCACGCCTTCCCGCGCTTGTTCGGCCGACGGATCGCGGCGGTTGCCCCCTTGCCGCCGCGGTCCACCGAAACAGCCCCCGGGAGCCCGACGAGTCCATGGCCAAGACCCGCTTTTTCCGCATCGCCATCGAGGGCGGTACGACCGACGGCCGCGTGATCGAGCGCGCCTGGATCGAACAGATGGCCGCAGACTATAATCCGGCCACCTACACCGCCCGGATCAACTGCGAACATCTGCGCGGCTATTCGCCCGAACCCCCGTTCAACAGCTATGGCTCTGTCACCGCGCTGAAGGCTGAGCCGGTACAGCTCGAGATCGGCGGCAAGAAGCAGACCCGCCTGGCGCTCCTGGCGCAGCTCGATCCCAACGAGCAGCTGCTCGCGATCAACAGCAAGCAGCAGAAGCTGTTTACCAGCTGCGAGATCTCGACCGACATGGGCGGCACGAAGCGCGCCGGCCTGGTCGGCCTTGCCGTGACCGACAACCCCGCCAGCCTGGGGACCGAGATGCTGGAATTCGCCGCGAAACAGTCCGTCAACCCGTTCGCCGCGCGCAAGACCGATCCGACCAACCTTTTCTCGGCCGCGACCGAGGCGACGATCGAGCTCGAGGCGGAGACTCCGCCGGCGCCGAGCGAGGCCCAGGGCTTTTTCGCCGCGGCCACCGAATTCTTCAAGGCGCTGAAGGGCGAGCCGGCCAAGGATCCGGCGACCCCGCCACCCCCGCCGCCGGCCGCCAACGACAATGACGCGCGCTTCGCCGCGGTCCTGTCCGGCGTCGAGAAGCTTGCCGCCGGTATCGAGGCGATGGGCAAGGATCTGCAGGGCTCGATCACCAAGCTGCGCGGCGACCACGATGCGCTGAAGGCGTCGATCGAGACCACCGATGGCGACAGCCGGCAGCGCCCGCCCGCCACCGGCGGCGGCAACTACGCCCGCGCCGACTTCTAACGCCCGCCCGCCCGCACGCACACCGGAGACCGCCTCGATGCGCAACGACACCCGCCTCGCCTTCGCCGACTTCGAGCGCCAGATCGGCTCGCTCAACAACGTCGGCCGGGTCGACAAGACTTTCACCGTCGATCCGAGCGTCCAGCAGAAGCTCGAGACCAAGGTCCAGGAATCGAGCGCCTTCCTGTCGCAGATCAACGTCTTTCCGGTCGACGAACTGAAGGGCGAGACTGTCGGTCTGACGATCGGCAGCACGATCGCGGGTCGTACCGACACGAGCGGCGCCGGTCGGCGATCGCCACGCGATCCGTCCGGCAACGAAGGCCGCGGCTACGAGCTGCATCAGACCGATTTCGACACGTTCATCAGCTATGGCAAGCTCGACGCCTGGGCGAAGTTCCCCGATTTCCAGACGCGGATCCAGGGCATGATCGTCGAGCGCTGCCAGCTCGATCGGATCATGATCGGCTTTAACGGTACGTCGGCCGCCGCGACCACCGATCGGGCCGCCAATAGCTTGCTCCAGGACGTCAACATCGGATGGCTGCAGCATATGCGCGCCGAGAACCAGATCCGCGTCATGGACGAGGGCTCGGTCGAAGACGGCAAGGTGATGGTCGGTCCTGGCGGCGATTATGCCACGCTCGACGCTCTGATCTGGGACGCGGTCCAGTCGCTGCTGCCGGCCTGGGCGAAGGGCCGAACCGATCTGGTCGCGATCTGCGGCTCGGGCCTACTCCACGACAAATATTTCCCGCTGATCAACGCTGACGAAAAGCCGACCGAACAGATCGCGCGCGACATCATCATGTCGAGCAAGCGCCTGGGCGGCAAGCAGGCGGCCGAAGTCCCCTACTTTCCCGATGATGCGGTCCTGATCACGCCGTTGAAAAACCTGTCGCTTTACTATCAGGACGGCAAGCGCCGCCGCAGCATCATCGAGGAGCCGAGCGCCAACCGGATCGCCGACTATCAGTCGTCGAACGAAGGCTATGTGGTCGAGGATTACGATCTCGCCTGCATGGTCGAGAACATCGAGCTCATCCCGGCGCAGGATTGATCCAGTGGCGATCAGCCCGGCCAAACGTCACCTGATCCGCGCCGCGGCGGCGGCCGGTACCGCCGTTGCGGATCCGCGCGCCGCCGCACGCTACGCCGGCGCGACCGCCAGCGAGTATCAGCTGCAGCGCGCGCGGCTCGGCGTCGATCTGCGCCGGCTGAAGGAGATCCAGTCGCGTGAGCGCAAGATCGAGCTGAAGCGCGAGCTGCTGCCGGGCTATGTCGACTGGATCGATGGCGTCCTCGCGGCCGAGGCGCTCGGCAAGGGCGGCGCCGAAGACGACGTGCTGGTCCATATCATGATCTGGCGGATCGATGTCGGCGACTTCGCCGGCGCGCTGCCGCTCGCCGCCTATGTGCTCAAACATACTCTCCCCTTGCCCGAGCGCTTCAATCGCACGCCGGCGACGCTGATCGCAGAAGAAACGGCCGAAGCAGCGTTGAAGGCGCTCGGGCAGGACAACGGCACGTTCGACGTCGCCGTCCTGCTCGCCGTCGACGATCTCGTCGACGTCCATGACATGCCGGACCAGGTCCGCGCCAAGCTCGAGAAGGCGACGGGCTTCGCGATCGCGCGTCGCGCCGATGCGATCGAGCCCGACGCGGACGGTCCCGCCGGCGGCCGCGGTGCCGCGCTCTCGCGCGCGCTCCGGTATCTGAAGCGGGCCCAGGCGCTCGATCCGGGCTGCGGCGTCAAGAAGGAGATCCAGCGGCTCGAGCGCGCCCTCCGCAAGGACACCGCGGCAGAGCCCGAAACGGATACGACTGGCGCCGGCTGAAGCCGGCGCCGCACAGCTCGCCCCCCGGCGCTCGGGGGCGGAATGCCAGGGACGGCTGAGCCTTCGGGCCCGATCGCCGCGCCCGACGCAATCCTCACCCCCGCTAGCCGCGGGGCGGGCACCCTGGAGACCCGCTCGCCATGTCGTTCATCGCCTCTCCCGCCCCGACTGCAGCGCCGCCGGCGGCGCCCGGCGACGAGGTCGCGAACGACGGCTGGTTTCCTGCCGTCAAACTGTCCGAAACCCGCGCGATCCTCTGCCTGACGACCGCGGTGACCGATGCCCGCCTCGCCGACGCGATCCGCGGCGCGATCATGTCGGCCAATCGCCAGCTCGCCGACTGGACGATCGCGAGGGAGGCCGCCGGCTTCGCCAATCTCGCCGCGGTGCCCAGCCCGGGCCGCGGCAAGGCCAAGCCGATCGATGGCTACGCCCGGGCGGTTCGCGCCTATGTCGCGGCCGAGCTCGCCGATCTCGAGGGCGAGATCAGCGCGACCGATGCCGGGCGCGAGCGGATCGAGACCCGGCACACGACCGCGACCGAACACCGCCGGATCGCGATCCATGCGATCCGCGATATCCTCGACGTCCGCCGCACGAAGGTGCGGCTCGTCTGATGCCGCGCGCATTGACCGCCCAGGCCGGCGACGTCCTCGACCAGCTTCTATGGCGCGAGACCGGCAGCACCGCCGCGATCGCCGCGGTCCTGGCCGCCAACCCCGGGCTGGCCGCCGTCGGCGCGACGCTCGCCGAAGGCACCGTCGTCCTGGTACCCGACGACGCGGCCGCCGCGGCCGTGATCGTCCCCCTCGTCAACCTGTGGGATTGATCGCATGCAGAAACTCCTGATGGCCTGGGCCGACGGCCTGCTCGCCGCGCTGGCCGCGATCGCGCCCGGGGCGTTCGGCTCGATGGTCGCAGTCATCTACGAATGGGATCCCGGGCTGACCTGGCGCCAGCGCCTGGCGCAGTGGATCGCCGGGATCTGCGTCTCCTATTATGTCGGGCGCCTGCTCGCCCTCGCGTTCGGCTGGGATGGCTTCGGCGTCCAGTCGATCTCGTTCGTCACCGGGATGATCGCGTTCAAGGCCGCGCCGCGGTTCATCGGCAAGGCGACCGACGCGATCGGCGATATCCCGGCGGACCTGCGCGAGCGGCTGCTCGGCCTGCTCGATCGGATCCTGCCGAAGCGGGGCGAGCGATGACCGCGCCATTCGTACCGCCGGCGCGGTTCTTCGAACTCTATATCGCACGTTGGGAGGGCCGGCCCGGCCGCTATCTGTCGCTCGATCCGAACGACAACGGCAATTGGTATCAGCCCGGCGCCGGCGCCCAGCGCAAGGGCCAGGGCGCGTTGATCGGGTCGAACTATGGCGTCACCGGCGCGACGCTGGCGACCTATCGTGGCAACCCGATCGTGACGGCGGCCGACATCGCCCGGCTGACGCTCGCCGATGCCGCGGCGATCGCGACCAGGCTGTTCTATGTCGCGCCTGGCCTCGCCTTCCTCCCATGGAATCGCGTCACCGCGTCGATCGTCGACTTCGGCTGGGGCGCCGGGCCTGTCGCTTCGATCCGGATGCTGCAGGATCTGCTCGACTGCGGTCAGGATGGCAGGATCGGCAGCGCCGCCGGCGAGACCGCGTCCGCCTACAAAAGTTTGCTCGCGAAGGGCGAGGAATTCGCCGCCGGCGCCTGGTGGGCGATGCGCGAGGAATATTACGAGGATCTCGTCGTCCGTCGGCCGAGCGACGCGCTCTACCTGAACGGATGGGACAATCGATCCGACTGGTTCACCCCGGGGCACCCGGAAGGCATGTGGGGCATGGTCGCATGATCGGCTTTCTCGGCACCGCCGGCGCCTGGTTGTCCGCCCGTCGCGGCTGGATGACGTTGCTCGCGATCGCGGCGATCGCCGCCTGGCTCTATGCGCATTATGCGACCGTCCGCGCCGAACGCGATCGCGCCTATATCTGGCGCGAACGGGTCTGCGCGGCCGCCGGCGTCGACATCAAGGCGCCCGGCTTCGTCAAGGGCGCCTGCGCGGCGCGGATCTTGCGGCTCGCCGCGTTCGAGCGCGACGCGACTAGCGCGAGCAACGCTCTGCTCGAGCGGGCAATGGCGGAGGGCAACCGGAAGAACGGCGCGGATCTCGCGGCCATGCAACAGGCGGCGCGCGATGCGCGCGCCGCGGCGGAATCGATGGAGAAGGCGAATGCGGCGATCGGCAAGGATGATCATGTCGGTGGCGATTGGTTCGCTGCTCTCAATCGCGCTGGCGGCCTGCGGCCCGCGGACTAGCCGCCCGGCGACGCCGGCGGCGATCGCGATCGAGGCACGCGTCCCCGCTCCGGCCGAGCTGGTCGGATGCCCGGTGCGCGCCCGCGGCTTCGCCGCCGGCGCCGAGGCCACGATCCCGCCCGCGGTTCGCGTCACGATGATCGGCCTCGCGACCGGCTACGCGGCCGTCGTGTCGCAGCTCGAGCGGCTGATCGCCTGGGAAACCGGGCGCAGCTGCCCGGCGGCCGCTCCGCCGGCGGCGCGCTGATGCGCAAGGCCGATTCGCTGCGCGCGGCGATCGTCGCCGAACTGCCCGAACTCGCGCAGGATCCGCAGGCGCTGAAGATCTGGCTCGACAAGGGCAGCGTGATCGCTCGCACCGCCCCGGGGCGGCTCGCCTGGGAATATCGCTACAGCATCTCGCTGCTGCTGCTCGATTTCGCCGGCGACCAGGACCGGATCTTCGCCGCCGTGATCCAATGGGTCGCCGTCGAGCAGCCGGATCTGCTGATGCCACCCGCCGGCGTCGAGAATGCGATCCGGTTCCAGGCCGATATCGTCGACGACGTGCGCGCGGACGTTCTGGTCGAGCTCGAGGTGTCGGAAAGCGTCCAGGTCGAGCAGGGCGTCGCGACGCATCTGACCGAACCGCCGCTGCCGGAAATGGAATCGATCGATGGCCAGGCCGTGCCGCCGCGGCTCGCGATCGTCGATATGGCGCTCGGCGTCTAATGGACCTGTCGCCACTCGATGCCGAACTGGCCGGGCTCGCGGCGCGCCTTGATCCCGGCGCCCGCAAGGCCCTCGCCGCCCGCCTGGCGAAGGATCTGCAGGCGGCGAACCGCCAGCGGATCCGCGACAACGTCCAGGCCGATGGTGCCGAGATGGTGCCACGCAAGCGGCCGACCGGCAAATTGCGCGACAAGCCCGGCGCGGTAAGGCGCAAGGCGCAGCGCATGTTCCAGGGCGCCGCGGCGCCGCGGTATCTGCGGCGCGAGGCGAGCGACGGTGAGGCCCGTGTCGGTTTCGTCGGCGCGATGGCGCGGATCATGCGCGTCCATCAGCTCGGCCTGCGCGACACCGTCACGCGCGATCCGCGATCGCCCGAGGTCACCTATCCGGCGCGCCGCGTGATCGACTTCAGCGCTGGCGATCGCGCGCGGATCCTGGCGACCGTTATCGAGCATGTCGACGGCTAGGCCGTCTGTTGTAAATCGCGCTCCTACAACAGCGGCCGCTGGCGCCGCCGGTACGCGCGCGACGACACCGGCCGCATGTCCAGCACCACGACCGCGGTCGATCTCTCGCAGCTGACCGCGCCCGATCTGATCGAGACGCTCGACTATGAGGCGATCCTCGCCGGGCTGGTCGCGGATCTGCGCGCGCGCGACGCGAGCTATTCCGGCCTGGTCGAAAGCGATCCGGCGATGAAGCTGCTCGAGGTCTGCGCCTACCGGATCCTGCTCGAGCGCCAGCGCGTCAACGATGTCGCCAAATCGCTGCTCGTCGCCTACGCGACCGGCGCGGATCTCGATCACCTGGCCGCGCTGTTCGGCGTCGGCCGCCTTGCCGGCGAAAGCGATGCCGCGCTGCGCCAGCGGATCGTCCTGGCCCCGGAAAGCTATTCGGTCGCCGGCCCCGAAGCCGCCTACGTCTTCCACGCCCGCACGGCGAGCCCGCTGGTCGCCGACGCCAGCGCGACCAGCCCGGCGCCGGGCGAAGTCGTCGTTTCGGTGCTGTCGAGCGAGGGCAACGGCGCCGCCTCGGGCCAGCTCGTCGCCGCCGTCGCCACGATCGTCAATGCGGACGGCATTCGCCCGCTGACCGACCACGTCACCGTCCAGTCGGCCGAGATCGTCGACTATGCGATTGACGCGACGATCTACACCTTCGCCGGCCCCGACAGCACGCTGATCATCGATCAGGGGACCGCTGCTCTCGCCGCCTACCAGGTCGCGCGCCGGCGCCTGGGCCAGGACGTCACCGCCAGCGGCATCATGTCGGCGCTGCACGTCGCCGGCGTCCAGCGTGTCGTGCTGAACGATTGGGAGGATGTCGTCATCGGCGATACCGAGGCGGCCCATTGCACGTCGGTCTCGATCACGTTCGGCGGCTACGCGCAGTGACGTCGACGATTCTGCCTCCCAACGCCTCGCGGCTCGAGCGCGATCTCGAGGCGACGATCGCCGCCGTCGCGGATGTGCCGAAGGCGCCGATCGCGACCTTGTGGGATCCGGCGACCTGTCCGGCGCCGATGCTGCCATGGCTCGCGTGGGGCTTGTCGATCGACCGGTGGGAGACGAGCTGGACCGAGGCCGAGAAGCGCACGGCGATCGCCGGCGCGATCGAGGCGCAGCGGCGCAAGGGGACGCCGGCGTCGGTTGAGGCGGTGCTCGCCTCGCTCGATCAGCTGCTCGAGCTGGTCGAATGGTTCGAGAATGGCGGCGACCCGCACACGTTCGAGATCCGCTATCCGCTGACCGGCGCGCCGGCGGATCGGCGGACGGCCGCCTGGGCCGAGAAGATCGTCCGCGAAGTGTCGATCGTAAAACCGGTGCGCTCGCATTTCCGGTTGATCCAACAGTTCGCCGCGGCGGCCGATCTGCGCACTCAGGGCGCGAGCCGGGCAATGGCCGCGCACCGCTTCGCCGGCATCGCCGCCGTCGACACGTCGCAACCGTGGGAAGCCTTCCTGCAGACCGAATTCGGCGAACCGCTCGTCGACGGCGCGGGCAACTATCTGGAAGACGCATGACGACGCCGATCGGGATCGCCATCACGAACGCCGGCATAGCGGCCCTGACCGCCGCCAACGGCACCTATCCGATCGTCATTGCGTCGATGGCGCTGACGGCCACGCCCTTTGTCTTGTCGCCGACGATGGTGGCGGTACCTGGCGCCTTCAAAACGATCTCAGCCGTTGGCGGCGGGGCTGTCGACGACGCAACGATCCACCTCGTCGCCCTCGACAATTCCAGCGATGCCTACACGGTCACCGGCTTCGGTCTGTTGCTCGACGACGGCACGCTCTTCGCCGCCTATACGCAGGCCGATCCGCTGGTCGCCAAGGTAGCAGCGTCCACCCTTTGGTTCGCCCATGACATCGTGCTGTCGAACGGCAACGCCGGCTCGATCAGCTTCGGCCCGGCCAACTTCACCAATCCGCCTGCGGGTACCGATCTCGCCGGGATCATCGAGATCGCGACGCAGGCCGAGGTCGATGCGGGCCTCGACGAGCAGCGCGCGGTTACGCCGAAGACGCTCGCGGCTCGGATCGAGGGCGTGATCCCGCTGACCCGCAACATATCGACCGCGGGGCTCGCGACAGGTGGCGGTTCGCTCGAGGCCGACCGAACGATTACGGTGGCAGCGGCGAACAACGCGGAAGCGATCGCCGGAACCGTCACGACGAAGGCGATGACGCCTGCCTCGACCAAGGCGGCACTCGACGCAGCGATCGCGGCCGTCGTCAACGGCGCGCCAGGCGCGCTCGACCAGCTGAGCGAGCTGGCGGCGGCGATGGGCAACGATCCCAACTTCGCGACGACGATGATCAACCAGCTCGCCGGCAAGGCTGCGCTCGCCGGCGCCGCTTTCACCGGTAACATCTCGGCGCCCCAGATCGTCACTACATCGCAGGGCCTCGGCCGAAACGTGTGGATCGGCGACGACGCCTGGCTCGGGGACTGCAACCTCGACAACACCGTTTCGGTAATGGGTCAGCAGGACGCGACCAGCGGCTATTTCAAGTTCGGCAGCAACGCGAACCGACTCGGTGTCACCGCCGGCGGCCCGCTGCGCTGGGGCACCAACGTGATCTGGCACGCCGGCAATATGGGCTCGGGTGGCGGCCTCGACGCCGACAAGCTCGATGGCCAGGAAGGCGCCTGGTACGCGGATATCCCCGCCCGCCTCGGCTACACGCCCGCGGCGAGCGGCCGCTCGATCGCCACCACCGGCCTCGCGACCGGCGGCGGCAACATGTCCGCCGATCGGACGATCACCGTGCAGGCCGCCTCGGCCGGCGACGTCTCCGCCGGTACCGCCACCGATCGCGCCGTCACGCCCGCGTCGCTCGCGGGGCGGACGATCGCGACGTCCGGCCTGGCGACCGGGGGCGGGAACCTGGCGGCCGATCGCACGATCTCGGTTGTAGCCGCCTCCGGCGCCGACGTCGCCGCCGGAACCGCCACCGATCGCGCGGTCACGCCGGCCGCGCTCGCCGGGCTGGCGAAGAACCTGAGCCCGAACGGCTACTGCACGCTACCCGGCGGACTGATCATCCAATGGGTGCAGCACCGCACGACCTACACCTACGAGGCCGTCGTTCCCATCACCTTCCCTGTCGCGTTCCCGAACGCCGCTCTGGCCGTCTCTCTGACCGGCTACACCGAACTGCCGTCGAACGTCCGCGATCTTTGGCCGCAGCTGCAGAACGGCGCGATCGCGACCGGCTGCAGCGTCCAGCTGCAGAGCGACGACAGCGACGACAGCCGCGTCGACGGCTTCGATCTGATCGTCTTGGGATACTGAAATGGCCAGCCGCATTTTCTATTCCGGCGAAGCCGGCGGTTTCTACCATTCGGATCTGCACGGCGATGCGATCCCGGCCGATGCGGTCGCGATCACGGCAGCGCGCCATGCCGAGCTGCTCGCGGCGCAGGGTGCGGGCCGACGGATCGTCGCCCGGGGCGGCCGACCGATGATCGAACCGCGCAGCGCGCCGTCGCTGTCGCAATTGCGCGACCGTGCGGTCACCTCAGTCAAGCGCGAGGCAGGCCGCCGGATCGCGGCGATCGCGCCCCTGTGGCGCCAGCTGAACGCTCTGCGTTCGGACGCCGGCGCGCAGGCACCGTTGTTCGTCGCGATCGACGCGATCCGCGCCGCCTCGGGCGCGATCGAGGCCGCGATCGCGACGATGACCGCCGCCGACATCGCCGACTTCGATATCGCGGCGGATCCGCGCTGGCCGGGAGCCTGACGCCATGGCCACGATCAAAAGCCGCCCCGAAATCTCGACCCTGCCGGCGGACGGCCGCGTCGTGGTCGATACCGACGCCGGCGCACGTCGGATCAGCGGCAGCAACCTCGGCGCCGCGATCGCGGCCCAGTCCGAAGCGGCGCGCGACGCGGCGATCGCCGCCCGCAATGCCGCCCAGGCCGCATCGGCGGCGGCCTCGACGACGGCCGCCGGCGTCAGCACCGCCATCACCGATCGCCTCTCGGCCGCCGGCGCGTCGAGCGGGATCGCCTACAAGGGCGGACTGAGCGTGCAGGACGCGCTGGATCGCCTGCTCTACCAGGCGCCGGCGATTTCCTCGCTTGCTGCCTCGCCGTCGCAGGCCGAGATCGGCTCGACCGTGACGGTCACCGTGTCCTGGACGCTGACCGGCTCGATTACCGGCCAGACCCTGAAGGGCGCCGGTCTGCCAATCGGCAACCGCTCGGCGACCTATAGCGGCGTGGCCGCCAGCACGACCTACGACCTGGTCGTGACCGACGCCGCCGCCCCCGGCGGTGCCGCCGGCGACGCGAAATCCGCCGCAGTGACCTTCCTCGCCAAATATTATGCTGGCGTCCTGGACGCCACGACGATCACCGACGCGCAGCTGCGCGGGTTCGCCGCGCAGGGCCTCGCCGCCGCTCGAGGCCGGTCGCTCACCTTCGACGCCAGCGCCGGCGGCTACCCCTATTACGCCTGGCCGGCATCGCTTGGCGCGATTGCCGGCGTCACCGTCGGCGGTCTCGCGATGACCGACTATTCGGTCACGACCCGCGACGTCGTCAACGCCTCAGGCGCCTCGATCTCGATGAACATCCTGCGCTTCAACAACCGCCAGACCGGCGCGGCGATCGGAGTCACCTTCGCATGAGCAGTATTTCCGGCACCCAGGTCGCCGCCCCGGTCGTGCCGATCGACACGAACGACACCTATCCGACCCACGACGAGCGCTACGGCGCCGGCGGCTACCGCACCGTTGCGGACCTGACCGCGCGCGACGCGATCCCGACCGGCCGCCGGCGCGACGGGATGCGGGTCTACGTCCGCGCGACCGACACGCTCTACCAGCTCGCCCGCGATAATATGAACGCGGCCGACGCCGGTACCTGGACCGCGCTGCGCTACGCCAGCGCCGCCCAGGGCGCCGCGGCCGACCAGGTCGCCGGCGAAGTTTTCATCGACAGCGCCACGACGTTCGCCGTGGGCAGCTATGGCGAGATCGCCTGGGGCTGGGCCAACCAGGCGCTGAGCAGGCTGGCCGCGTTCATCTCGATCAGTGGCCTGTTCGTGATCGACAAGCTCGACGTCCTGCGCGGTCTCAATCTGAACGGCTCGCGGATCCAGAACGTCGCCGCGCCTTCGGCCGACACGGATGCGGCGAACCGCGGCTATGTCACGACATCGATCGCCGCGGCGATCCCGGCGCTCGCCAGCGACGCGCAGGCGATCGCGAAGACGGCGACCGACCGCGTCGTGACGCCGGCGAACCTCGCGGCCGTGTTCGCCGAGCGCGACGTCAACAGCGATATCGTAAACGACCCGAACATCACGCTTACCGTCTCCGGCTATGGCGCCGTCGTATTCGGCTGGGCCAATGCGGCCCTGACCAAGCTCGCAGGCTTCATCACGACGAGCGGCCTTTGGGCGATCGACAAGCTCGAGGTGATCCGCAAGCTGAGCCTGGGCTCTGGGGTCGCGATCGAACCGGCCGAGACCCAATATGATTTCTACGTCGCGGACAGCGCTGGCAACCCCGGTTTCGGCACGTCGCGTGGCCGCGTTTTCACCGGCGTAACCGGCGACATCGATCTGACCCTTGGCGGTGCCGCGGCGCTGGCGCGCAGCCGCGGCGCGGCGCGCACGGCTAACCTGGCGGGACTGATTGCCGGCGACAACATCATATTGTCCTACGGCCAATCGCTGTCGGGCGGCGCCGAGGGTTTTCCCGGTCTGACAGCCCCGGCGCCGCTTTCGAACGTCAAGGCAGTAATCGACCAGGGATCATCGGAGTCGGCCTGGTCGCCCGCTCCGGCGCTGGTCGATCTGGTCGCTGGCAACCTTGACGCGTCCAGCTTCGCCCCGGGCGACGGCCGTGGCGGCGAGGCACCGACCCTCGGCTTGTGCTACGCCGCGAAGGAGATCGCGGACCAGGCGCTGCAGCTGCTCCCGGGAGATGCGACCCGTCGCATCGTGTCCATCGTCGCCGGCATCGGCGGCAAGAGCCTCGAGCAGCTTTCCAAGATCAATACGGCCGACAGCACGACCCGCTACGTCCGGATGACCCAGTCGATCGACAATGCGGTTTCGCTGGCCTCCACCGCAAGCCGCGCCGTCAGCTGCCCGGCGATCCTCTGGATCCAGGGCGATAGCGACTATGGCACGATCAACAACAGCGTTGCCGACCACAAGGCCAAGCTCAAGACGCTGATCACCGATATGCAGGCCGATATCGTCGCCCGCACCGGCCAGCGTCGGCCGCCCGCCTTCCTCTCGTTCCAGCTTTCGGGCCGTGTTGTGTGGAACACGGACAAGGCCGGCGCCGACGCGTTGCCGATCCCGGTCGCGCAATGGGACGCGGTGCGCGAGACGCCCGGCGCTTACATGATCGGCCCCTATTATCAGGTGACGGACAAGGGGACGTCGACCGCCGTCTCTCACCTTGATCCCAACGGCTATCGCTGGCTCGGTGAATATGCAGCGAAGGTGTTCGAGGCCGTCGTGATCCACCGTCGTGGCTGGCGCCCGCTCTCCCCGACCCGCGTCCGCAAGTTCGATCGCGATATCTTCGTCGATTACTTCGTGCCGGTCGGAGATCTCCAGTGGGGTACGATCTACCAGCAGACGACGGGAGTCGCCGCGCTCGTCAACGCGCAGGGTGTCGCGACCTACGGTTTCCGCGTGACCGACACCCTTGGCGATGTGGGCATCCTGTCCGTGTCGATCGTCGGCGGCGCGACCGTCCGGATCCAGTGCCGTCGTGCGCCTATCGGCGCGGCCTTCGTCTGGTACGGAAGCTCTGAATTCCAGGGCGCCGGAAACCTGCGCGACAGTGATCCCGCGGTCGGCCGCAGCAATTACGAATATCAAGCCGGGCGCGGACAATATGCCGGCGCGAACATCCCCGAACTGGTCGGCAAGCCCTACCCCCTGTTCAATTGGGCAATCCTCGGCCGCTGGCCCGTCGGCTATACGGAGTTCTGAGCCATGCTTTTTCGATCTTCGACCGCAAGCTTTACTGACAGCGCGATGCCGGCGCCATCGGTTCGCAAATATGGCTTCCCGGTGTCCGGACTGATCGGCCTGTATTTCTTCATGGAAGCGGCGATCGGACAGGCGAATGCCGGTCCCTATCAGGACTGGTCCGGCAACGGGAATCACGCGACCAAGGCGAGCAACCGGGCGACGCCCGTCCAGCGCGCCTACGGGCTCGAGATCACCGACCAATATGGATGGTATCTGCAGACGCCGTTCGCCCAGCCCGACAGCTTCTCGGTGATCGCCGGCGTCTATGCCGATGCGCAGGCCGGCGGCACGACCGAGGTCCATTTCTCGTCCTGCTCCGCCAACGGACAGCCGACCGACCCGACGCAATATTGGACGCAGACGCCCTACCCTACTCTGTCGATGGTCGTCGGCGCCGACGCACCGATCCGGGCCTACTCCGGCCAAGGGGAATTTTCGGATTCGGCGATGCAGTCGGTGATCCAGCTTTCGACGTCGTCGGGCAAACGCGGTCAGTGGATCGTGCCGGCGATGTCGGTCAAGGGTGACACCGGCAACATCAAGGTCACCGCCAAGAGCGGCGAACTGGTCCAGGCGACGACGACCAAGCTCGTTACGCGATACGCTGCATCCGATCCCGCTAACATGTTCCTCGGGATCATGCCGATCGTCCAGCGCTTCCCGGTCACCGGCAAGGTGGGCGCGTTTGCGGTGTACAACCGCCAGCTTCCCGACGACGAGATGACGATCGCCACTGCGGTCATGGCCAAGATCATGACCGACCGCGGCCAGACCGTCGCCTGATCCCGGCCGGGCCGTCGCTGTCGACGGCCCGGCTTGTTGTAGATCGCGCTCCTACAACAGCGGCCCCGCGCCTCGCGCGACACCCTCGGCCAAGACTGCGGATCGACCCTGATCGATCCAGCAGCTGAGGCCCCGCACGATGCCCACGCATAAATCCGTCACCGCCAGCTTCGCCCGTCCGGCCAACACGACGGCTTATGCGAGCGGCGATATCGTCGCCAACAACGCCGCCGGCGCCTCGGTCGTCGCGGTGCAACTCGCGGTTTCGCAGCGTCCCGGCCGCGGCGGCCAGATCACCCGCGTGATGCTCGCCAAAACGTCGACGTCCCTGACGGCCGCGGCCTTCCGCGTCCACCTGTTCGCCGCCCTGCCGGCCGTCACCTCGGGCGACAATGCCGCGCTCGCCGCCGCCGGCGTCGCCGCAGGCTATCTCGGCGCCGCCGACATCACGATGTCGGCCGCCTTCACCGATGGCGCCTACGGTGCCGCCGCGGTCGCTATCGATTTTCGCCTCCCCGCCGGCGCGACCGAGATCTTCGCCCTGGTCGAGGCCCGGGACGTCTACACGCCGGCCAGCGCCGAGACGTTCAAGATCAGCCTCGCGGTCGTCCTGGACTGATCGGCCGCGATGCGGATCAGCGACGACGATCCCGGCCGCCTCGATCGCGTGGCCCGCTACGGCACGATCGAGTCCGTCGATCTCGCCGCGGCCCGCTGCGTCGTGCGCGCCGGTGACGTCCTGACCCATCCGATCCGCTGGGCGGCCGCGGCCGCCGGCGCGACGCGCAGCTGGTCGCCGCCGAGCGTCGGCGAACAGGTTCTGATCCTCTGCCCGGGCGGCGACGATGCCGCGGCGATCGCGCTGCGCGGCATCGGCAGCACGGCCAATCCCGCGCCCGGCGACAGCCTGCGCGAGCTGGTCCGCTTCAGCGACGGCACGATCCTCGCCTATGATCCCGAGGCGCAGCGGCTCGAGCTGCTCGTCGCCGCCGGCGGCACCGTCCATCTCGTCGCCGATGGCGGCCTGACGATCGACGCGCCGGTGACGATCAACGGCGACGTGACGATCGCCGGCGACGTCGCCGTGACCGGCAAGATCGATGCGACCGGCGATGTCGTCGGCCAGGGCACGGCGCTCCACACGCACAAGCATACCGGCGTCCAGACCGGCGGCGGCGTCAGCGGCGTGCCGCAATGAGGGGGATGAGCGCCACCGCCGGCGTCGCGATCGAGGGCGACGCGCATCTCGCCCAGTCGATCGGCGACATATTGTCGACGCCGATCGGCACCCGCCCGATGCGCCGCGACTATGGCTCGGCGCTGTTCGAGCTGCTCGACGCGCCGCTCAACGGCGTGACCCGGCTCCGGTTGTTCGCCGCGGCCGCGCTCGCGATCGCGCGCTGGGAGCCGAGGATCTCGCTGACCCGCGTGACGCTCGACGCGCCCTCGGCGGCCGCCGGTGCCGCGACGCTGAAGCTCGAGGGAAATCGCACCGACGATCCCGGCCCCAACGCGCTCGTCGCCCTGTCCATTCCGCTTCGCCCCTTCAACGCCTGAGGATCCGCGCATGACCATTTTCCACGGGATCAAGATCAACGAGCCGCTGACCGGCGCGCGGACGATCACCGATGCCTCGAGCGCGGTGATCGGCCTCGTCGCCGTCTCGTCCGATGCCGTCGCCGGCACCTTCCCGCTCAACAAGCCGCAGCTTGTCACGAACCTGCCCGCGGCGATCGCCGATGCCGGCACGAACGGCACCCTCGCCCGCGCGCTGCGCGAGATCGCGAACCAGGGTTCGCCGGTCGTCGTCGTCGTTCGCGTGCTGCAGGGCGTGGCATCGCAGGGCGTGACGGTCGAGCAGGCGACCGATGCGAACGTCGTCGGCACGACGACCAACAACAGCTTCACCGGTATGCAGGCGCTGCTCGCCGCCGAAGCGCAGTGCGGCGTCAAGCCGCAGATCCTCGGTTGCCCGGGTCTTGATAGCCAGGTCGTCGCCTCGGCCCTCGCGATCGTCGCGGCCAAGCTCGACGGCTTCGCCTATGTCTCGGCGTTCGGTGACGACGTCGCCGACGTGCTCGATTATCGCGAGGAATTCGCGGCGCGCGAGCTGATGGCGATCTGGCCCGAATTCACCGGCGGCCCGGTGGGCAGCTGGGCCGGCAAGACCGTCGCGATCGCCATGGGGCTGCGCGCCGCGCTCGATGAGCGCGAAGGCTGGCACAAGTCGCTGTCGAACGTCGCCGTCGCCGGCGTCACCGGCACGTCGAAGGACGTCCATTTCGCGCTGGGCGACATGTCGACCGACGCCGGCCTGCTGAACAGCGGTGACGTCACCACGATGATCCGCTTGGCGGGCTATCGCTTTTGGGGCAACCGCACCTGTTCGGACGAGCCGTTGTTCGCGTTTGAGACGTCGGTGCGCACCGCCCAGGCGATCAAGCGCGCGATCGCTGAAGGTCTCGTCTGGGCGATCGACAAGCCGATGACCGTCGGCCTGGTCCGCGACATCGTCGAAAGCATCAACGCGACCTTGCGCCGCTGGATCGCCCAGGGCCGGTTGATCGGCGCGACTTGCTGGTACGATCCCGCGTCGAACGAGCAGGCGGATCTGTCCGCCGGCCAGCTGATCATCGACTTCGACTTCACCCCCGTCTCGCCGCTGGAGGGTCTGACGATCAACCAGCGCATCACCGGCAAATATTACGCCGGCTTCGCCGACGTGCTGAGCCAGAACTAAGGAATCGGATCGATGGCTGGACTTCCTTCGAAACTGCGCAACTGGAACGTATTCGTCGACGGGACGAGCTACGCCGGCATCGCCAGTGAGATCAGTCTCGGCAAGATCGCCGAGAAGCTCGATCAGTGGCGCGGCGCCGGCATGCTCGGCGATATCGATGTCGCGATGGGCCTCGAGAAGCTCGAGATCGAGCATAAGTATGGCGGCCTGGTCGTGCCGATCCTCCGCCAGTTCGGCGCGCTCGGCTCCGATGCGTCGCAGCTGCGCTTCGTGGGCGCCTATCAGGAGGATGTCGCCGGCGGCGTCGTCCAGGCCGAGCTCGTCGTCCGCGGTCGCCATGTCGAGATCGATCTCGGCACCGCCAAGCCTGGCGAAGCCAACGAATGGGCCGTCAAGTCGAGCTGCCCTTATTACCGCTGGCGCGTCGCCGGCCGGACCGAGCTCGAGGTCGACATCATCAACAACGTCTTCGTCGTCGGCGGGATCGATCGCATGGCTGCGATCCGCGCCGCGATCGGCCAGTAAAGGGAGCCCGATCCATGTCCGAACGCAAGATGCTCGCCACTGTTGATCTCGATCATCCGCTGAAGCGCGGTGACGAGGAAATGGCGAAGCTCACCTTCCGCCGCCCGAATTCCGGCGAGCTGCGCGGGCTTAGCCTCGTCCAGCTCGGTCAGATGAACGTCGACGAGATCCGCAAGCTGCTGCCGCGGATCTCGATGGAAGGGCTGATCGTCGAGGAAGTCGACAAGCTCGATTCGGCGGACATCATGTCGATCGCGTTCGAGCTGTCGGATTTTTTGCTGCCCAGTCGGATGAATGCGGCGGCCCAGTAGCCGATATCGTCGAGGAGGCCATGGCGAATATCTTCGCCTGCCTCCCCGGCTTCACTCTCGATATCGACGCGATGGAGCTTGCCGAGCTGATGCGCTGGCACGGCCGCGCGATCGCCCGGGCGCAGAAGGAATGAGGCCGTGAACCGCAACCTCGAGCTGCTGGTCAAGTTCGCGGCGCTCGACAAGCTGAGCGCCCCGCTGAAGAAGATCGCGCTCGGGTCCAAGACGACGTCGCGCGATCTTGCCGCGACCCGCCAGCAGCTGACCGAGCTCGGCCGCGCCCAGGACCGCCTGGGATCGTTCAAGGCTCTGCAGAAGGGCCTGACCGACAGTCACGCCAAGCTCGACGCGACGCGCCGGCGTATGCGCGCGCTGAAGGAGCAGATCGAGGCGACCGACGGGCCGGCCAAGCGGCTGCGCGCCTCGTTCGATGCCGCCCAGCGCAGCGAGCAGCGCCTCGCCGAGAAGACGTCCGACCAGGTGGCGAAGCTGAAGAAACTTCAGGGCGAGCTCCGCGGCGCCGGCGTCGACACGATGAACCTGGCGCAGCAGGAGGCGCGCCTCGGCCGCGAGGTCGACCAGGCCACCGCCAAGCTGGCCCGCCACCGCGCCGAGCTCGATCGCGTCGACGCGCGGCGCGCCCGGTCGGAGAAGGTCGCAGCCGTCGGCGGCAAGCTCCAGTCGCTCGGCGCCGGCAGCGCCGCCGCCGGCGCGGCGATCGGCGCGCCGCTGGTCGGTGTCGGCAAGAGCGCTGCCGATTTCCAGTCGGACATGACCAGCATCGCCCAGAAGGTCAATCTGAGCCGCACTGCCGGTACCGCGCTCGGCCGCCAGCTCGATGAGCTCGGGCCCAAAGTCGCCCAATTGCCCGTCGACCTGGCCAAGGGCCTCGACGATCTTGCCGGCAAGGGGATGGATCCGCGCGCCGCGATCGCGATGCTCGCGCCGATCGGCAAAGCCGCGACCGCCTACAAGGCCGAGATCGCCGATATCTCGGCGACGTCATTCGCCGTGCTCGACAATCTGAAGGTGCCGATCGGCCAGTCTGCGAAGGCGCTCGATATCATGGCCGTCGCCGGCAAGCGCGGCGCGTTCGAGCTGAAGGACATGGCGCAATATTTCCCGAGCCTGACCGCGCAGGCTCAGGCGCTCGGCATGAAGGGCGTCGCCGGCGTCGCGGATCTCGCCGCGGCGGCGCAGATCACGCGCAAGGCGACCGGCGACAGCGCCGCCGCCGCGACCAATCTCGAAAACCTTCTATCGAAAATCAACACGAAGGACGCGATCGACAATTTCAAGAAATTCGGCGTCGATCTGCCCGCCGCGATGAAGAAGGCGGCCGCCGAGGGCAAGAGCCCGATCGAGGCGATCGCCGAGCTGACGAACAAGGCGCTGAAGGGCAATCTGGCGAAGCTGCCGTTCCTGTTCCAGGATATGCAGGTCCAGTCGGCCTTGCGCCCCCTGGTCCAGAACCTCGCCCTCTACCGGCAGATCCGCGCCGACGCCCTGGCCGCCAACGGCGAGGTCGAGCGCGATTTCGCCGAACGGATGGGCGATGCCGACGCAAAGGCGCAGCGCCTCCAGGCGACGATGCAAAAACTGGCCCACGCGCGCGGCGCGGATCTGCTGCCGGTTACGAGCGCCGCCATGGACAAACTAAGCGGCCTCATCGAGCGCTTCAATGCATTCGCCGGCCGCAACCCGGCCGCGGCAAAATGGATCACGATCATTGCCGCCGGTCTGGCAGCCCTTCTCGCGGTTCTCGGCACCGTCGCGATCGCGCTCGGCTTCATGCTACCGGGGCTCAACGCGATGTGGAGCGTTCTCTCGAGGCTCGCTGCCGTGTTCCGTGTTGCCTCGATCGCGATCCGGATCATGGGCAGCGGCCTGATGTGGATCGGCCGTCTCGCCCTCGCCAATCCATGGATGCTGCTGATCGCCGGTATCGCGCTCGCCGCCTATATGATCTGGAAGCACTGGGACACGATCAAGGCGGCCTTCTCGGCCGCGCTGGCCTGGCTTCAGGCGCGATGGGCTGATTTCAAGGCCATGGGCGCGAACCTGATCGAAGGCCTGATCGGTGGCATCACCGGCAAACTTTCCGCGCTGAAAAGTCGGGTCGTCGGCATCGCGGAAAGCGCCAAGGGCTGGTTCAAGGCCGCGCTCGGCATCCATTCGCCCAGCCGCGTGTTCGCCCAGCTCGGCGGCTTCGTCACCCAGGGCCTGGCCGACGGGATCGATCGCGGCGGCCGCGTCCCCGTCGATCGGCTGCGCCGCGTCGCCGGGGCCATGTCTGGCGCGCTGGCGATCGCAATGCCGGCGCAGTCGCCGGCGATCGCCGCCGTCGCTGCCCGCGGCGCGACCGCGGCGCCGGTCCCGATGCTGGCAGGCGCTCGCCCGCCTGGCCCCGGGCGGCCGCCGATCGCCGCAGCGCCGGCGCCGCTCGGCCCGGTCGAGATCCACATTCACGCGGCCCCCGGTCAGGATCCGCAGGCGATCGCGCGCGAGGTCGCGCGCCAGATCGCCGAGCTGCAGCGCCGCGCGAGCGCAAAGCGCGCCTCGCGCTACGAGGACGACTGATGCTCGCCGCCCTCGGTCTGTTCGTTTTCGAGCTCGCCAGCCTCCCCTACGACGAGCTGCAGCGCCGCACCGAATGGCGCCATCCGCGCGCGCCGCGCGTCGGCGCGCGCGATGCCAGCCAGTTCGTCGGGCCCGGTGACGAGCGGCTGTCGCTCGCCGGCGTCTTGCTGCCCGAGGTCGCCGGCAGCTTCGCGGCGCTCCGCACCTTGCGCGAGATGGCCGACGAGGGCGAGGCCTGGCCGTTCGTGACCGGTACCGGCGAGATCTTCGGCCAGTTCGTCCTGATCTCGCTCGATGAACGCCGCCGCTACATGATGGTCGACGGCGTCGCCCGGATGGTCGACTTCTCGATCGAGTTGGACCGGGTCGCCTGATGCCGGCCGCGGTCGGTGCCGAGCGCCGCCAGAACAAGGCGGATTTCCGGCTGACCCTCGACGGCCAGGATCTGACCGACAAGGTCCGCCCGCGGCTGGTGTCGCTGCGCCTGACCGAGAAGCGCGGCGGCGAGGCCGACGAGCTCGAGCTCGTCCTGGACGACAGCGACGGCAAGCTCGCGATCCCCCGCGACGGCGTCCTGATCCGCCTGTCGCTCGGCTGGGCGTCGGGCAGCGATATCGTCGCCGGCCTGGTCGACAAGGGGCGTTTCACCGTCGACGACGCGGAATGGTCCGGCCCCCCCGATCAGGTGACGATCCGCGCTCGCTCGGCCGATCTGACATCCGCGTTCCGCTCGCGCCGCGAAGGCAGCTGGCGCGATACGACGCTCGGCGCCGTAGCGGCCGACGTCGCCGGGCGCCATGGTCTGACGGCCAAGGTCGCGCCGGCGCTGCAGGCGGTACCGGTCAAGATTCTCGCCGCCGATCAGCGCAGCGACATGGCGGTTCTGCGCCGGCTCGGCCGGGAGCATGACGCGATCGCGACGGTCAAGGATCGCACCCTGATCCTGGCGCCGATCGGCGCCGGCACGACCGCCGGCGGCAAGCCGATCCCCGCAGCGGCGATCGCCCGCGCCGACGGCGACCGCGCCACATGGAAACGGATCTCGCGCGACAAATATCAGAAAGTCGAGGCGCGCTGGCACGATCAGGACGGCGCGGCCCGCAAGACCGCGTCGGCGCCGATCGCCGGTGCCACCGCCGGCGGCACCCGCCGCTTGTCGCGCACCTATCACAGCCAGGCCGACGCCGAGGCGGCCGCGAAGGCCGAGGCTGGCCGCATCGCCCGCAAGGCGGCCTCGCTGTCGCTGAGCCTCGCGCTCGGCCGACCCGATCTCTATCCCGATCGCGCCGTCTCGGTTTCCGGCTTCAAGGCCGAGATCAACGCCGGCAAATGGCTGATCGCCGATGCGACCCATAGCCTGGACGGCCAGGGCGGCCTGACGACGGCGCTGACCCTCGAAACGGCCTGACGCACGCCCGTCTTTCCCTTGTATTCCGAATTGGAATATGCCATATCGGAATTTCTGCGGTCTATGCCGCGGTGTGCGCCTGGGGAGTATCGAACATGTCTTTCACTGTTGAAATCCGCGGCCGCTTTCGAGGGGGCCGTAGGCAAAAGGCGGCAACGATATGGAAGAGCGTTATCGGGTAACTCTGTCACCGTCGCTTGCCGGACGTGCAAGCAAGTGGCCCGAGCAGGATCAGGCGATCTTCACGGGTTTGGTAAGAGCACTTAGCGAAGCGGGTTTCGACGTCTTGGTGGGCGCCTATCATTTGCTCCATCCCAATGTCGTCGTCATCTGGATCGAACCGGCCGAAATTCCGGATATGCTCTGGGCGGATATAGATCTGCGCCTGAGTCTCGGATCGGTTCTTCTTCGCATTGAGGTGCACGCGGGCATGCGCCTGCGTCTGTCGGGCTGACCGGGAGGTCGGCATCGAGGTAATATGAGTGATCATTTCGAGACGGAAGGAGTGGAATGGCGTCCACAGCTCAGTGCGGAAGGTGAGCGACTTGCCGAGCAGGTGCGCGCCGATCTTGTCGAGCGGGCCAATCTGTTTCGGCAGGTTCGCAAGATGCTGAACGTGCCGCAGGCGCGCGCGGCCGAGGTTCTGGCGACCAGCCAGGCCAACATTTCGAAGATCGAGGCGCGCGGGCGCATCGATATCGCGCAGTTGCAGCAATTCGCCGAGGCGTTCGGCGCAAAGCTCCACCTGGTCCTGGAAAAGGCCGACGGCGAGAAGGTCGAGATCGCGGCTTAGCAGCCGTGATCTCACCGCGTCGTTGACCCTGACCATCTCGCCGGACTGCCGGACGATCGGGCCATATCAATATTGTGTTAGCTGACGGTTGACACATGTAAGCCGATCCCTTACACATTCTCCCATGATCAAGTCCTTCCGCAGCCGGCCTCTGAAGCGTTTCGCCGAAACCGGCGATGCGTCGAAACTGCCGGTCAACAACCCTGATCGGATCCGCCGCATCCTCGCCCTGCTCGATGCGGCGACGAAGCCCGAGGATATGAACATCCCCGGCCTTCGCTTCCACGGCCTGCAGGGCAAGCCGAAGCGCTACGCGGTCGATGCAAGCGGCAACTACCGCATCACCTTCGGCTTCGACGGGCCGGATGCGATCGCGGTCGATCTGGAGGACTATCACTGATGTCGATGAGACCAAGGAGGGTCGGATGAATAGTTTGCTCAAGGGCCTGCGCCCCACCCATCCCGGCGAGGTGCTGCGCGAAGACGTGCTGCCGGCGCTCGGCCGGAACAAGGCCGAGATCGCGCGCGCGCTCGGCGTGTCGCGCCATACGCTCTACGAGCTGCTCGGCGAACGCCAGCCGGTCACACCGCAGATGGCGCTGCGGCTCGGCAAGCTGTGCGGCAACGGCCCCGAGATCTGGTCGCGGATGCAGGGCGCCTTCGATCTCGCGGTAGCGGCCGAGGCGATGGCCGACGAGCTGGCGAGGATCCCGACGCTCGAAGCGGCCTAGCGCCGGGTCATCCCCGGATCGCGATCTTGCCCAGCCGCAGCGCCGATCGCGCGGTCTGCATCGTCACGCCCTTCAGCGCCCGGCTGCGGTGCAGCCGGCCGACGTGCCGCAGCAGCTGCCACAGCAGCAGGCGGGTCGATCGGAACGCGGCGCCGGGATCGCGCCGATTGAGATCGTGCTCCACCCGGCGCAGCACGCGCAGAACGGTCCAGGCCACCTCGCCCCCGGCCTCGGGATAGCGCGCCAGCAGTTCGGCGATCGATGGATCCGCGCCGTCGGCGAACGCATCGACGCCGGCCCGCTCGACGATCGCGCCGGCGAGCTGCGCCTTCAGCGCGCTGGCGAGCTGGATCTCGGCATGGCGTGTCGAGACCGCGCCCCCATGGATCCGATAGTCGAGCAGCACCTCGGGCAGGATCGCCATCTTGCCCAGCCGCGCCAGCCGGATGAACAGGTCGTGATCCTCGGCATGGGGAAACTGCTCGCGGTACCCGCCCAAGCTGACGATCGCGTCGCGCCGGACCATTAGGCTCGGGTGCGGCACTGCCGCGACATAGGGCGGGAACCGCCGCATATCGGTCTGGCGGCCCTGCCCTCCCGGCTGTTGCACATGGCCGGGCCTGCCGGCCTCGTCGATCACCCGGAACAGGCAGCCGACGAACACATGGTCGGGCTGCTCGTCGAGATAGGCGGCCTGCTTTTCCAGTCGATCGGCGCGCGCGATATCGTCGGCGTCCATCCGCGCGACGTAGCGACCGTTCGCCATGGCCAAGCCATTGTTCAGCGCGCCGACGATCCCCGCGTTCGTCTGATGGAACACCTTCAGCCGCGGATCCTTCGCCGCCAGCGCGTCGAGCATCTCGCCCGAGCCGTCGGTCGATCCGTCGTCGACGGCGATGATCTCGATCGAGCGGAGCGTTTGCGCGCGGATCGATGCGATGCTCTCCGCCAGATAGCGCGCTGCATTGTACACCGGGATCACTACGGAAACGTCCGGTCTGCCCCTGACGTCGGTTTTCTGCATGCGCGCCCCCCAAACGGCGGCGCAGCAAGTCGCCCGCGCGTCTGAGCTTGCGTAACTTGCTTATGATGAGCATGTAAAGTGAGTCGCGCGAGTTACACATATACAGCTATATGTGTAATAGGCGGAGGTTGCGCGGGTGATGTCTCCCGGCGCATGACAAGCGGATGGAGAAGAAGGACGTGCGGATCCAGCTCGTGATATCGCCGAGCGAGGTCGAGGCGCTCGACGAGTGGCGCGCCGAACAGCGCATTTGGTCGCGCTCCGAAGCGATCCGCCGGCTGGTCGCCGACGGCGTCAAAAAGAAGCTTGCATCGAACGACGGCAAACCCGCTAGCGAGTGATCGACCTGAGTTAGCGGCAACCGGTGAAGGCTTAAACCGGCGTGCTCATCAGACCGATTTGCAGAGTTTCGTCACCTTTATCTCGGACGTAGCGAGCTCGCATCCATGGCGGATCAGAACGTCGCCGCCGTCATGGCGCGCACGGACGTTGGACAACGCCTCGATCGCCTGGACCGTGTCGTCGTCCGCCGCGCGCAACTCCGCCATCTGGCCATCGAATTGGGCGAGCGGCTCCTCTCGGCCGTCTTTCTGATAGCGGAGCACGATGGTTACCGATTTCGCTCGATCGGTGCCGTCGATCTCACCTTGAGCGACCGCCGTGCGGATGTGCACTATCGCTTCGCCGATAACTTCGATGACGTTGGTCGGCGATGTTGGCGACGCAACGACCGCCGCGACATCCAAGTGGTCACCATATACGCCCCGCTCGGTGACATGGTACGGCGTATACCGCTCGCCGGCCTCGGTCTGAGCATCCGGCCCAGACCTAGCACACATGGCAACGGAGATCCCGCTAACTACGATCAGTGCTAGGCACCCGATCGCGCCGTTGCGCTTGTCGTCGCGCGCTTTCGCGATCGATCCCGCGACCATGCTTTCCGAGAACTCATAGCCGCAATGTTTGCAGACCTTCGCCTCGACCTTGATCGCTTCGGCGCAGCGCGGACATTTCTTCTCGCCTGGTTTCATCTTTCCTCTCGGCACTCCCGCGGAGCCTAGTGCGGCTTTTACGAGAGGGCCGCGCCGTTTGATCCGTTTTGGAGCAAACTAGGATCGCACCAATTCTGGCCAGCGCTATCCACCGCCGGTTCGTGCCATCGTGGGGGAAGTGTTGCCTGAAACCGGCAAAAGCGCCTTTTCCAGGATCGCCTGCCAATCCGACGTCAGCGACCGATAGGCGGCGACGATAGCTGTCTCGCGCGCCGACAGCGCCGCGAGCTTGCGCTCGCCGGTCAGCACATAACCTATATCAACGCCGTGGCCGGCGAGCCTGAGCAGATAGTCGGTGTTTGGAGCCGTTTTCCCCGATTCGTATTCCGCTTGGCTGTGCCGGCCGACGCCGCCCAGCTCGCCGAATCTCTCTTGGTTGAGCGCCTTTTTCTGGCGTTCCTCGCGCAGGCGAGCGGCAACACCGTCCATCATTGCCGATTTTCCTCGGCATTTGCGTTGACTCTGCCGGACATAGTCGGCATCACTCCAAAATACGCTGGTATGGAGTGCATGGCACATGTCGGGCGATTCGGTCGCGACTCAAACGGAACCACCCGCGGCGTCTGCCGCCGGGATCCCGGAGGAACGCCGCCTCGCTGCCCGTGAATATTTGAGCCAGATCGGTTCGAATCCTGAGCGATGGGCCCGCACCCACGGCTACAGCGCGAAAACCGTCCGCAAGGTGCTCGCCGGCAATCTGAAGGCGCACTGGGGCATCAGCCACAATATCGCCGTCCGCCTCGGCATGAAGGACGGCGATATCGTCGCGGAGTTCGAACCGGCGATCGCCCATGGCTGATACGGTCACCGCCGCGGCGTCGATCGACGTCCCCGCCGACAAGGCGCTTCGGCTCGAATGCCTGCGCCTCGCGGTCCGGGACGAACATGGCGTCACCGCCGACATCGTTGAGCGCGCTGCCGCCTACGCCGCGTTCGTGCTCGAATATTCGGCCCCGGGTCCGTTCCATGGCTGATCGCGCCCCCTTCATCCCGCTGACAGACGCGAGCGTAGACCAGATCCGCACCTTGCTGGACCGCGATCGAGGCTCGCTTTCGCGGGAGAACCGGCTCGCCGCAGCCGCGCTCGGCACGCTCGCGACGCTCGAGGTGATCGATCGCTACACGGGGCTGCTCCCGGCCGACGACGTCCGCGAGCTGCTGGCGACGCCGATCGCGCGGCTCCGGTCGGCGCTGGACGCTCAATGACGAAGCTCCGCGCGCCTCTCAGCTTCGAACAGGCGATCACCGTGATCGGCGGCTTGCTTGGCTGGGCCGAGGCCGCCGCGGTGATCGGCAGGAAGGAGCGGACGCTGCGCGACTATGGCGATCCTGACGTCCAGGCGCAGATCACCCTGGAGGATGCGTTCGCGCTCGATCGCGCCTATCGCGCCGCGGGCGGCGACGGCACGCCGATCCTGCAATGTTACAAATTTCGCCTGGACGCTGCGGCAGCGGTGTCCGGTGGAGATCTCGAGGCGCTGGCCCGCCTCGCCCAGTCAGTCGCCAGCGAGGGGGGTGACGCGATCGCGGCCCTGTTCGGCTGCATCAGACCGGGCGCGACGCCAGCTGACTTCGCCCTAGCCAGGCGCGAGATCGAGCAGGCGTTGACCGCCCTCTCGAACACCCTGCCGATACTCGATGGCGCGGGGCCATCGTCGGACAGGGTGCAGCCCCGAGGGGGGGCAATCGCGTGACGAAAACCACCAACGAGCGCGGGCGCAACCGCGTGACCTGTCCCCATTGCGAAGCGGCGGCGCATGTCCGCTCGAGCCGCGCCGTGACCGATATGGTCCGGCAACTGTTCTACGCCTGCACCAATTTCGAATGCGGCTGCACCTTCGGCGCCCAGCTCGAAATCACCCATCAGATTTCGCCTTCAGCCCGCCCGAACCCGGCGGTGATGCTGCGGACGGCGCCGCCCCGCCACCGGATTGGGGCGCGCCCGGCCAACGACAATCGCGTGGCGGCGAACGACGCCGGCGGCCTGGAGGTGCCGCCGATCCTCCCCGCCAACGATCAGGAATCGGAACGCCAGGCCCTCTAGCCCGGCGTTCCTCCAAAGGTTCGGGGCATCCCCCGCCCCGGACAACCGCAACCCCCAACAACTGTCCCGGCCCGGCGCGACACCCTCGCGCCGGGTTCGGGATCCCTTTTGCCCGGAGCCTGTGATGCTGGACCTGCCCATCACCGTCGTCGAAAGCCCGCCCGGCTTGCCCTTTTCGCCGGGCGCCTATCTGCGCAAGCGCCGCGAGGCCGCCGGCGTCACGATCGCGATCGCCGCCGCCGCCTATGCCGGCAGCGCTGAGGCGCGCACCGCGGCTGAGCTGACGCTTCAGGATTTCGAGGCTGACCGCAAGATGCTGACCGGCCAGTCGGCCGAGAAGCTGCGCCAGGCCTTCGCCTTCGATCCGCATATCTATTTCTGTCTCGTCGACGGTGTCCCCGCCGGCAAGATCTGCACCGGCTGCGCCTGCACCTGGAACGACGCCTGCACCGTCGGCGGCCGGGGCTGCAGCTGGGCGATGGCCACCTGGGCCGAGACTGGCGAAGTCGACATCTGCAGCGCGTGCGTCGATCGGATGAGCGCGGCGATCACCGGCGTTACCGCGGAGCTCGAAGAACTGGTGCCGACCGATGCCGGCCCCTGGCTGATCGACCCGGCCGACGCCGACAGTCTGGTCGCCGCGCTCGAATATGCGGTCGATCATGTCGAGCTCGATCCGAACGCGTTCGTTGATCCGGGCCATGGAACCGCGCTGTGTCGCGTCGAGCTCGACGACGGCACGCCGATCGTGGGCGTCGTGCTGAAGGCCGAACCGGCGGCGGATGGGCGCACCCGCTACGCCGCTGTCATCACGCGCGGCTTCGCCGAACAGCCCGGCGCCCTTCCCCCCGACGATCGCGACCCCCTATCCGATCGGCCCGATCTGTGATGCGCGCCGGCAGCATCCATCCGGCCGATTGCGACTGCCCGGCGTGCATTCGCCGTGCGGGGCGCTGGACCCGGCTGCTGATCGTCGGCCTCTACGCGGCGGCCGCGATCGCGCTGATGGTGATCGTCCTGCGGACGGTGCGGCTGTGAGCGCCGATACGATCATCGCCCGCGGCCGCGTGTTCGCGCTGCAGGGCCTGATCTTCGGCCTTCAGCGGTTCGCTCGCTACGCCGAAGCCGATCCGCAGAGCGCCGTCTATCTCGCCGGCGGCGGCGCGCTCGAGATCCAGCTCCGCCGCGAAGCCGGCGGCGATCGCCGCCTGATCCTCCACGTCGAAAGGCTCACCCGATGATGACCGACGTCCTGGCCGAACCGGCCGAGTTCGCCCTCGTCCCGTTTCGCGACACCGAGATCCTGGCCGCGCGCGTCGGCGACACCGTCCGCGTCCCGATGAAGCGCTTCTGCGGCTCGATCGGCCTCGAATGGGAGCCGCAGCGCAAGCGGATCGGCCGCGACGAGGTGCTGAACGAAGGCACCGCCATGATGGAGGTGCCCTCTGACGGCGGCAGTCAGCGGCAGGTCACGCTGCGCGCCGATCTGATCCCGGGCTTCCTGTTCGGCGCCGACGCCGCGCGATACGCGCCCGAGCTGCGCGAGCGCGTCCGTACCTACCGCCGCGAATGTTTCGCTGTGCTATACGCCCATTTCTTCGCCCAGGCGGCGATGGCGGTACCTGTCACGATCGAGCCGCCGGCGTCGGCGGTACCTTTGGCGCCGCCGATCGACTGGCGGGAACGGGCCGCGGCGCGTCGGGATCTCCCCGGCCTGGTCGACGTCATCACCGCCGAGACCCGCCCGACCGTCCGCCGCCTCTACTATCAGCTGCTCGCATTCGATGCCGATCGGCTCGGCCTCCCCCTGCCCGGTCTCGACCAGCTCGGCGCCGACGCGCCGGAGATCGATCCGCTCGATCAGCTGATCGACGCCCTGACGACGCTGACCGCTCGACGCGTCCGCTGGAACCATCTGCGGATCCCGAACGGCCGCAAGGCGCTGAACATCGTCGAGGTCGCCGGCCATTTCGTGCGGCACGATATCGACATGCCGATCGCGCGGATCCGCAGCGCGCTCAGCTGCTCAAGCAAGACCTGGCGCGTGACCGTCGAGACGATCACCGGCGGCGCGATAACGCGCAAGCCCGTCCACTGCCACGTCCTGGAGCGCTGGTCGTGACCGCGCCGTCCAATGACGACGTCATGGAGGCCCTCGGGCGCCTGGTCGACGTCGCCCGCGGCGACACCGGCCAGAGCGCCCGCGTCGCGAACTTCCTGCTCGCCTGGTGGAACGGCGACGATTGGGGCCATTTCCCGATCGCCGATCTGTTCGGTATGGACAGCGCGATCGGCGCCGACATCGCGCTGATAATTACCTTCCTCGCTCACTACCCGGGCGCGATCTATGCGGACGCTTACGGTCATCGCGAGACGATGGCGGATCTGGTCGCGCGCTGGCGCGTCGAGGATGTCGCCGGGTGAGCCCGCTGGATTGGATCAACCAGCCCAGGGGATGGTACTGGCTACGCCGCAAGCGAGACGGAGCGGTGCGCGTCGCCTTCCATGACCGCCTGGGAGGCTATTGGCGTCTGTCCGACGGTATCGGTCGGACACGCCTAGTCGGCGCCGATCGATTGCATCGCCTATTCGATTTCCTGAGCGGGATACCGACGCCTGCCGACCCGCTGGACGCGGACGCATGATGCTCCGGCGCCTTGGCTGGTTGCTGATCAGCGGTCTGCTGATCTTTCTCGCGGTGCGAAGCATCCGCGAGCCCGAAGCGATGCTGGCGACCATCATCATGTTCGCAGCCGGATTGACGACTCGGCGCGTGGTCGACGGCGAATGACTGTCGAGGCCCTCCCAAAGGAAGCGCAGACCGGCCTGGCCGCCGGCCTGCTCCCCATGAAATCCCGACGCGGAGCCGGTGGCAGCCGGATCCGTGAGCGATCTGAGCCGCCCAAGTCGGGATTCGCTCGCGGCGCCCTACCAGAGACCCGGAGACAGGAGATGCTTACCACTATCCGTTTGGGAAATCTCAGCCGTTCTGATCTGAACGTCCGCAAGACCGATCCCGCCGCCGATATCGTCACCCTGGCCGATGACATCCACCGCCGCGGCCTGAAACAGAACCTCGTTGTCGAACCGCACGCCGATCGGCCTGGCTGTTACGTCGTCGTCGCCGGCGGCCGCCGGCTCGAGGCGCTATGGAACCTCGTTGACCGCGAGTTGATGTCGCTCGATGCCGAGATCCCTGCGCTGATCGAGCAGGTCGGCGAAGGCCGCGAGACGAGCCTCGCCGAGAACATCCAGCGCGTCGCGATGAACCCGGCCGACGAGCTCGAGGCATTCGCGACGATCGTCCGCGAGCATGCCGACCAGCCCGATCCGATCGCCTACTGCGCCGGGCGGTTCGGCAAGACCGTCCGCTACGTCGAGGAGCGCCTGCACCTCGCGGAGCTCGCGCCCGACATCCTCGCCGCGCTGCGCGACGGTCGCATCGGCATCAAGGCGGCCGAGGCCTACGCCAGCGTCGCCGATCACGATGTCCAGTTGAAGGTCTTCGCGGCCGAGGAGAAGCGCTACGGCGGCCGCCACGAGCCGCGCAACATCCGGGACGGGATGAAGGCGCGCACCTATCCGGTCGGGATCGCACAGGCGCTCTACGTCGGGATCGACGCCTACATGGCCGATGGCGGCCGCGTCGGCAGCGATCTGTTCATGGGCGACGATCAGGGCGGCGAGCTGATCCTCGATCCCTCGAAGCTCGACACGCTGGCCCGCAAGAAAGCCGCGCAGGAGCTGGAAACGATCGCACCGGCCGACGGCTTCGCCTCCGGCCTGCTCGTCCAGGGCTTCGGCCTCTATCCGAACTGGCCGCCGGCGCCGGCGGGCTATGAGCGCGCATGGGGGGACGCTGACCGGTTGAAGGGCGACAAACGCGCCGCCGCGATCGGCGTTTACCACCTCAAGGATGGTGCGCTCGCATGCGCTGGATGGTTCAAGCCGCGACAATCGGCAGAGGAGACTGCTGCCGCTCGCCAGCGCGATCAGAATTTCTGGCGTGAACAGCAACGCGATCGCGCCGTACGCTGCCGCGCGGCGGCACTGGCCGCTAGCCGCCTCGATGTCGCGGACCTGCGCGAGCGGCTGATCTTCGAGCCGGATGATTATCTCGAGGAGGAAGACGACGGCTCGATCCTGGTCAGCGTGCAGGTCCGCCTGACAGCCGACGAAGTCGCAGCGCTGAAGGCGGAGGCCGAAACCGCCTATGCGGCCGAGCAGGCGGCCGCCGAGCAGCCCGAGGCGGCCGCGGCGTGATGGCGCATGACGATCGCTGCGACTGCGCCTTCTGCCGCGAGGTCCGCATGTTCGCCGTCCGGCCCGAGGACGTCGATCGCGTCCACCTCGCCAATGAATGGGAGCGCTGGCGCGGCTTGGACGACGGCGAGGTTCGCAAGCTCCGGGCCGGCGAGAACGGCAACCCGGGCTCGCCGAGGTGGATCGCCCTGCAGGCGATCGCGCGCGCCCGGATGGCCGCCGAGAAAGCGCGGGTCGTGACCATTCGATGAGCACGCCCACGCCCAAGATAGCGGCCGCCGGGCGCACGCTGTATGGCGCCTATGCCGCGTGGCAGCGCGAGCGAGGATGCGCATATCCCGATTGGGAGGCGCTCGACGCCCTGCATCGATCCGTCTGGTACCGGCTCGCCGAAGCCGCCTGCGCGCACTTCGCCAGCTGGCCCCACGACGCGCTCGACGGGCGGATCGTCGCCCCGCGGAGCGACGTCGCATGACCGAGCTGCTCGACACGACCAAGCTGATCGTCGGCACGTCCGGCATGGGCAAGACAGTCACGATGAAGGGCGAGGTGGAGCAGCTGCTGAAGCAGCGGCGGCACCTCGCCCTGATCGATCCCACGGGAGCCTCATCCGGCCTCCGCTCGAACGCCGCCGGTGACGGCCCCGGCTTCGATATCCCGATCTTCGGCGGCCGCCTCGGCGATCTGCCGATATCGCCGCGCGATGGCGACGCGGTTGCTCGGATCGTCGTCGAACAGCGCGTTTCCGCGATCCTCGATCTGTCGGATCCGGATCGTTTTCCCGACGAGCAAGCGCAGCGCGCTTTCGTCCTGCCGTTCCTGCAGCGCCTTCGCCGCAAGGATCGCGGCAATTTCCACCTGATCCTGGACGAGGCCGACGATCTTTGCCCGCAGCAACCGCCCGATGGCGAGGCCTTCGCGCTCGTCCGCACGATCCGCTGGTTTTCGAAGAAGGGCCGCCTGCCCGGCTTCGTCCTGACCCTGGTCACGCAGCGCCCCGCTGATATCGACAAGGCGGTGATCAGCCAGGCGCAGACGATCATCGCACACCGCCTGGTCATGCCGCTCGATATCGACACGATCGACCGGTATCTGAAGGTGCGCGGCGATCGCGGGGTTCGCGATCAGGTGATCAAGTCGCTGCCCGAGCTCGCCCGCGGCGAGCGGTGGATCTACAGCCCGGGCCTGAAGCTGCTGGAGCGGGGCGTCTCCCCGGCGCTGGAGACCTTCGACAGCTCGCGAACGCCGGAGCCGGGCGAGGCGCGTCTGGATCCGGTTACCTTCGCCCAGCTTGACCTGTCGGCGATCCGCGCAGCTCTGTCGGAGCACGAACCCCAACCCAAAGTGGTGACGATATCGGCGCACGCGGAGGATCAGGTTGGCGAGGTTCGCCGCGCTCTTGCCGCCTCGAGCGGTTTCCAGAGCCTTTTCGTGCACAGCCCTACGGCCGACCCGCGCGACGGCCGCATCGCCTTTCTCCAGGCGAGGATCGCCGAATTGGAGGCCGAACGGGACAGTTTGGCGAGGGTGCTCGTCAGTTTCGAAGCCGCCTTGGTCGAAATGTTGAACGCGAACCGGGCCGCGATCGACGCTGCCCGGATCAAATTGCAGTCTGTCGATGCAGATCCGCCATCCGTGCGCGTGACACCGGAGGCGGTGACGTCACCGCCGGCCCGCCCGCGACGCGGCCAGGGGGCGGCGAAGGCGGAGCCGGGGGGCGCTGCCGTCGCCGCTCCCGCTAGCGGCGCGATCCGCGGCCTGAAGGCC